CTTATAGATGATATGCGTAGAGAGATAAGAGAAGTAGAGGAAGGGTACTACAGAGAAAAGCTAGAAGGCAAAGACAAAGCAGCGCTTATAATTGCAGAAATCGGAACATCACTAACCGTAGGGCTTATGTGGTGGCTTGCGATAATAATTATTATAGGCGTAGCGATAATGATAATCACGGGAGAAGACATATAAGCATGAATATGACGGAATCAGAAGACCAGGCACAGAGAAACGTATTTGACTGGGCGAGGTGGCAAAAAGGGAAATACCCACAGCTTAAGGCTATGTACCATGCAGCAAACGAAGGAAAGCGAAGCGTAAGAGCCGGAGCAGAACTTAAGCGCCAGGGAATGAAGCCAGGCGTAAGTGATATCTGCTTACCGTATGCTTCGGGAAAATACAACAATCTGTATGTAGAACTGAAAGTAGGAAATAACAAAGCTTCAGACAATCAGCTTAAGTTTATAGATACGATAAATGGAATTGGCGGAAAAGCAGTTATAGCATATGGAAGTGAAGCTGCTATAAGCGTAATAACTGCATACCTGGAAGGGACGATAGATAGCTTAGAGATAGCAAGCGATACATACCCGCCGGAAAAAGCAAAGATTACAGAGCGGGCGAACAAGAAGAGATTTACAGGTTTTTGCGGCGCAGATTGCAGAGAATGTAATAACAAAGGCTGCTATGGAAGAAAAGTGGACGATATGTTAAGCCCAGGACTACTACCAGCAACGTAAAAAACAGTACAAAAGATAAAAGATTGTAACTGCTTATGGTTATATGGCGAAGCAAGGAAATAATATGTCACACACGAAACACGGAAACAAAGCACCAGCGGCGGAGCGGGAAGCTGCCGCCGCAGAAAGGGAAGGTTTACAAATGAAGGCGATTGAATGGTTAAGAGGAAAATTACATATTGAGCCGGACGAAAGAAAGATAGGCAAGAAATATTATGAAAAATGCGATAAGGGTACAGCTACAGAACTGGAAGCGTCTTACTCTACATACATGATATTGAAAGACAGGGGATATGAGCCGGACGATATTTTAATATTACTGGAAGAAGATAACGGGAAGTTTACCGGGAAGAAGCTTACAGTACAGGTATACAGCACAGAAAGAGAAATAGAAGGCTTGTTAGAAGGCTATTGTGTCTTAATGGTCGAAAATATGGGCTTAGCAGCGTGGAAAGTGAAATAAAAGAAAGTGAGGTAGAACGAATGAGAACAGTAGCAGTAGTGAACTTAAAGGGCGGAGTTGGAAAGAGTACAACAGCTATTAACATGGCTTTGATTATGAGCCAGGCACACGGAAAAAATGTATTGCTGATAGACAACGATTTCCAGGCAGCAGTTACTAAATTCTTCGGAAAGCACAGTTACGATAAGCCGAGCATGGAAGACGTGCTTAGAAATCCGATGCTATCAGCGGAAGAGGTAATTATACCGAGTGGGCGTTGGGGCTTAGATATTATCCCGGCAAATATGAACATGATCGCGGCAGCAGACGACCTTATAACGGATAAAGACAGCGATCAGATAGGGCGGATAAGAAATATCTTAGACCAGGTGGAAGAAGAATACGACTACTGTATTATTGATTGCCACCCGAGCGTAGGGATAGAAGTACTTAACGCACTGGCAGCAGCAGAAGACATTATTATACCGATTAAGGCAGACAAGAACGCTTTAGACGGAATGGAAGAGCTAGACGAGATTATACAGGAAATCAGACCGTATAACGAAAAGCTGGAAAGCGTGCGCTGCCTGGTGACGATGTATACGAAAGATATTGATGTAATAAAAGGCGAGGAAGTCTTAAGAAATAGCAAATACGACGTATTTACTACACATATCAGACATAGCAAGAAAGTAACAGCGTGGACGTATGAGAACGGGCAAAGCCTGTTAGAGACTACACCGAGAAGCGCGGCGACAAGAGATTATAAGAACCTAGTATTAGAGTATATGGGAAAGCGGGCATAGCACATGATAAAAATAATATGCATAGCAATAATAGCGGCAATTATGCTTTTAACAGATTGAGAGGTAGAAACGTAAAGATGTTTGAAGAGTTCAAGGAAACATTAAGAAGGGTTCTACTGGCAAAGTATAGCATCGGCTTTATAGACGGATACGAAGCCGGGAAGGCTGACGGATACCGGGAAGGATATACAGACGGAATAAAAGCGGGCGGATTTGCTGACGGATACGAAGCCGGATACGGGCAAAGAAAGCGGGAAGGGTAGAAAATGGGAATATACAGGGAAGTAAATACGCTAGTAACGTGTGATATGTGCAAAGAAAATATAATAGGTTGGAGCAGCACGGGGACAGGAGTAAGCAAGGAATGGGCGAAGTACTACGCAAGGGTGGAAGGTGCAACGGTTGGAAAGAAAGGCGTAATATGTAAAGAGTGCCGCATAGCGGAAAGACAAAGAAAATGTGCAGTAATCAAGACTGTAGGACATCCAGGGAAAGACAAAGACGAGAAATGTTTAGGTTTTGATATTATGGGAGATTGCAAAAGGTGTATAGCTTATATGGGCTTTGATTGGGAGAAAGAAGCACGAAAGTTAAAAAAATAGGTACAACAGAAAGGAGAAGACAATGGGAAAGATTGGCATAGGTGACAGACTTAACGCAAACAGCAAGAAAAATATTATTTTCGCAAAGGACTATAGAAAGGTACGCTTAGACCCGCGTACACTGATTCCGTCGGAGCATAACAAATACAGCCAGGACAATATAGAAGAGCTGGCGGATAATATGCTTTTAGTCGGACAGCTACAGGAAATCATAGTAGGGCGCGTAGATGGACAGGACAGAATAATAGTAGGTCATAGACGTACAGCGGCAGCAGTCCTTAATATTGAACGCGGTCACGATGAATTTAAGCTTGTGGATTGCAAGATAAAGGAAATGAGCGAAAGCTTATTTATGCTGACACTTCATAGTGCAAATATCTTTAATAGACAGCTTAGCGACTGGGAATTAACAAACGGCGTAGCTGAGTTTAAAAAGTACCTGGAACAAGCCAAGGAAGCCGGAGAGCTGGTTATAGAGGGAAAAATGAGAGACTATATAGCGAATGTTACCGGGAAGTCTACAGGTAAAATAAATCAGATTAACAGTATCAATAACAATTTGTGCGAAGAAGGTAAGGAAGCATTTAAGGACGGGAAAATAAACTTTTCTACAGCTTACGAAACGTCCAGGCTGCCGGAAGCAAAGCAGCATGAAGTTATTGAAAACGGAGAGCTGTTAAGTAAAGATGTTCGGGAAATGGTAAAAGAAGAACGAGAGAAGAAAGAAGCGGAAAAGAAGCCGGGCGACGATTACGAACCAGCGCACCCGGAAAGCATTACAAGCTTATGCTATTCTTGCCTATACTACAGTGAGTGCAACGTAAAAACGGGAACTTGTGAAAAGTGCGATAAATACGCAAATAAGACAGAAGCAGAAAAGACGGAAGAGCAGCGGTATGATGAAGAACAGGCGGCAATAGACCGGGATACAAAAGCGAAGCTACGGCAGCAGTCCGATGATAAGAAAATGGAGACGTTACCGAGCGAAGCAGCGGCAGCAGAACCAAAGACACACGTTATACGCCTGGCGGCTATGTACTTCGATGATGTAGCAAGCGGTAAGAAAAGTTTTGAAATATGCAAAGATGCCGGATACAAAGAAGGCGATATTATAGAGTATATGGAGTTCAAAGAGGGACGCAATACAGGAAGAGGGCTTAAGGCAGAAGTAACATATACAGTGAAAGAGCATAGAGGACTAGCAGAAGGCTTTTGCATTATTGGTGTAAGGGTGTCAGAATCTGACACGGGAAAGGAATAAGAGAACGTGGAAGAAAGAAAAATTAGAAAAGGACAAAGAGTAAAAGTGATATGTACAGAAGCCAGGCTTAAGGAAGTAGGCGTAAAGCAGAAACATATTAAGCATATCCTGGGAAAGATAGGTACAGTGAAAGAAATACGGAAGCTGCCGAACACGGAAGATATGTACGCTTACTTTGTGCATTTCCGTTACGTGAATTTAAAAGCAGCGCCAGGAAATAAGAAACCTTACTACGCAATGTTAGACGATATGATAGAGCCTATCAACCTGGAAGTAGTAGGAGAAGAGATGGAATGATTATAGATGCAGAAACCAGGAACGAACTTGTGCAAGCAATTAAAGAGCTTGGAGAGATAACAAGAGCGTGCGCGGAACAGATCAATAAGCAGTTAGAAAAGCTATATGAGACAACGAAAGCAAATACAGAAATGCAAGTGCTAATGATAAGGGCAAGCTTCGGGGACAAGGAAGCGAGGAAGAAGCTACGCAAGATACGGATAAGAGACAGTAAGCAGCAGATCATACGAGCCAGGCAGCGGCAGCAGTTGTTACGTGAGAACCAGGACAAGAGTAATAACTGGAAGAGAATACATGGACTGCCAGCCACAAGAAAAAAACGGTAGCAAAACTAAGCAAAGTATAGCGGGAACACGGCAAAAAGGAATTGAAACATAGAAAACTTTATGGTAATCTATAAGTACAAACGCAAGAAGAATTAGGTAAAGGAAAGCACCCTTTGCCTGGTTCTTCTTTTTTGTTTGTGTGAACCATCCCGAGTGCCGCATGAAATCCAGGGCGGCACTATGAAAGAAGAAAGAGAATATGCTAAAGAAGTTATGTAGTTACCCGGGCTGCCACAAGGTAGTAGATGCTGGGACTAAGTACTGTGATAGACACAGGAACACGGATAAAGAGAAGTACAGAGAATATAAGCGTAAGCGCATGGAGAACGAAGAGGAAGCCCGGCGGCAGCAGTTTTATAATAGCAAGCCCTGGGAAGGATTCAGAACGAGCCAGGCAGCGGCGCAGTTTGGTATAGATATATTTGAATACTATACCACAGGAAAGATTATAGAAGCAGAACAGTACCACCACATAGAAGAGATAGTAGAAGCATGGCATAGAAGACTTGATAGAGACAATGTAATAGGGTTGAGCGAAGCGAACCATAGACGCATACATAAAGAATATGATCGCGGCTACATGGCAAAAAAGAAGATGCAGCGAACGCTTTACGATATGCTACAGCGCTTCCGGCGTGAGTTCGGAGACAGTGGGGGGATATAAAAAGTTTTTAAAGCCTTTTTAAAGTCCCGAGTTCAATCTGTTGTGAAAAAAAACGCCGATTTTTTATATAGGGGGGGGTGTCTGAGAAGGTGGCAGT